CTCCTAATATGCTGATGATAGGCATTAATAATTATCCAATCCAAACTGAGTTAATGAAGCGATTGTTGTGTATGTTGCAGTTCCAGCAGTTCTTGTAATACTTATCAAGTAACTATCTATCGCACTTGTATTACCTGAATCTGGTTTACTACCTCCTTGCCAATATATCGGAGAAGCTGTTGTGCCATCTATTTGAATACTTGTAGCATAGTATGCAGAAGCTCCGTTTGTGTTCATAAACGCACAAGTCGTTGTTTCTCCCGTAGCTAAAATATCAGCTACCGCAGTTGAATCATTTCCTCGAATATTTAACTGAAAGTTTGCGGCGGCTGAGGAAGTATTAAATAATATTGATGTGTCTAATAAACTCAAAGCTATCGTGCCACTTGCAGACGCTGTGCTTACCAATGTCTGCTCTCTTAAATTATTATTAAACTCTACTTGAGAATTTATTGTGGCTACGTCGGCAGTTGCGTTTCCTACGTCTACCTGTCCTTGCATATCTACTTTAGATGTAAATGTGGCTGTCCCATCTACTTTTAATGTAGAAGCTCCACTTATCGCTCCTCCAATGTTCACAACAGAAGCCGCTGAAACTCCACCGCTAAATGTAGTAGCTCCCTCAACAACTAATGTGGATAAACTATTTACTACATCTACTACACCTGAGCCTGTGCTGTATACAAGATTTGTTTTACCAGCTTTAACAGTTACATTTCCACCGCTAGAATTTTTTACATCTACATCTGTGGAAAGCCCGTTGTTAATTATGTAGTTCTTTTCAATATCAGGAACTATTAAAGATATTCCAGCAGAACCTGTACCAGTTAAGTTTAAACGTAAGTTACGAAAAGACTGGGTTCCGTTTGAATTTGATGCTGTTAATGTAACATCACTTCCAGAAAAAGCAACATCGACTGACCTACAGATAGCCTCTTCTAAAGTAGTCCCTAAATTTGTATTTGTAATTGTTCCCCATGTGCCGGAGTTCTCTCCAGTAGCCATGAGTTGAATTTTTAAGTCTGTAGAATATGATGAAGCCATTTTATCTCCTATGCCGCTTCTTTAATTTCTTCCCAATTTGGGGTTTGACTTGTGTCTACAAGTCCCCACATTGTTGTTGTGCCTATACTTCCAGTCGAACCAACTCCTGTTGCAAATACAGTTACATCCGGTAAAAATACTTCTATGGAGCCTAAGTTTGCGTTTGCTTCTAAGCCGACTGCATTAATAGTTGCCTGTGGAACATTGACATTACCAACTGTTCCTGTTGTAGATAAACCTGTTACATCAACTACTGCATCTGGTGTAAATACTTCAATAGAACCTACAGAGCCACTTACATCTAACGTACCTGTAATTGCTCTATTCCAAGCCCCTGAACTCCAAGAACTTCTGCCCCAGCCTTCGAGGTTTCTTTTTACATTAGCAGATACTGAAGCCATTAAGCTATCCTAATAATAGCCGCCGCACTTGTATTTGCTGGAAATATGATTGTAAAATCGCCTGCTGTAGCTTGTTTGTTGCCTCCAAAATCTAGCACACAAACAGAAGGATTAGTTAAAGTCGCTCCTGTGTTGTCAGTTGTGGAGGGAGTGCTGTTATATATTAAACAACCAGCCGCATTAACAGTGACATTGCTAAATGTTAAATCACTAAAATCAACAAAACCAGATGAAGTTCCAGTAGTAACTCCTAAGTTTTCTAAAGCAGAGCCTCCACTGGTATAATTACTGCCTACTGATTCTCCAGATGTTGTAAAACTAGTCGTACCAGCGCTCAATGTTGCTCCCGCTGAGTACAAAGCAAGTTTAAACACATCTGAGGTAGCTGAAGCATCAGGTCTAAAATCATGCACCCCTAATAATGCTTGGGTTTTAAAAGATGTACACATTGCTTGTGTAATTGCCATTTTCTACTCCTCTAATAGTTTAATTAATTCAGAGTGTCCCATCTCCCTGAATCTATGGGTCAGAGTCACATTGTGACTTCTCACCATTTCTTTCATATATGTAACTAAAACTTTCTTGATATCTTTCTTAAAAGCCTCAGCTTGCGCTCTAACCGCTGGATGCGAGTTACTTCCAACAGCTATTATTTTATCTAAAGCTCTTTCTGCAACTTCTTCTGGTGTAAATCCTCTGCCAGAGGTTGTCATAACTTTTACCCCGCCACCTAACAATACTGATGTACCATTCCCAATCATCTTACTGGATACCTCGCTTGTTCGTTTCTGTACATATCTTGTCTGTTTTTACCTTCACTTAATTGCTTAAGACCAGCCAAGGATTCTGCATATCTTTCTTTATAAACGTTATATACATCTGGCTCACCTTTCATAAATACCTGAGCCTCTAGCAAAGAACCATACAAAAGAACTGAATCATAATTATCTCCTAGCCATGATGTGTTCGCTGTAACAATTGATTCTGGATAGTAGTAATAATGTAATTCCGCTGTATAGTTTTGATTTGGAGTTGGCCCTAATATATATGAATTGTTATCAAACAGTGCATAATGAGTAGGTTTTCCAGTCGCTGTTGGGTCTGGAAAAGATTCTCTAATGAAGTTAACGTCCTTATTTAAAAGATAAGAATATGCTCCTGTAGAATCAATTACAGCTACAGAAAAATTAGCTAACCAGTCTGACGGAACCGTCAGGTATTGATTACCAGATGTTATGTTACCTGTTACATTTTTTCTTAAGTCAAGAATCTGTACAGCATTAAATATTCTTCTTTCAGCTTGTCGAATAAAAGTATTGATTTGTTCTTGACTGGTAAATGTGGCCGTTGAACCACTTGTGTCAGCAAAAGAAGTATCAGGAAAATCGTTTTCGCAATATCCTTTTATTGTCTCGAAAAGCTCAGTGTAATTCATTTACCCTTTGACCCGTTAGAAACAGCTTTTTTTAGACTTGGTAAAAATCTGTAACTCAAAGAATGAGATACATCTATAGCGCCAGAAGAGTAATTTAAACCTCTTGTAGCGGCTCCTGTCCCTCTAGTTTTTAGTGTTTGTGTTTTTCTAACATCGTTAGGATATCCGCTAGATTGCGGTACCGGAACACTTTTTGGTTGTTTTATAATTTTCATAACTTCTCCTATTCCGTGGTAACTGTTACGTTACCTACATTTCCATCTGCAACTAAATTATTAGGATACCCAAGACTAAAAGGGTCTTGTAATCCAACTGGATTAAAACCAAATTGAGTGTTTCTGGCTTTTGATAAAGGATTGGCATTTAAATCTGGCCTTGGATTCCTTAAAGCTTGTGGGTCGTCAATAGGTTTCATCCCAACTTGCAGTTGAGGCTGGTCTGGTTCAAAACAATCAGGGCAAACAAGAATATTTACCTTTTTTGTTTTAATCGTTAACTGCCTTAACTGTTTTAATTTAAAACGAAATCCGCACCTATCGCATTCTGCAATAGCGTGTTTACCAGAAGCATAAGCTCTGCCCATCTACCTCGCAGAGAATGAACTAGTAGGGACGACCCTAATAGAAGCTTTTTCTCTGTCCTCCTCTGAAGCAAGTTTCCATTGTTCTTCATAGTCTTGCTTTAAAGGTGCAACTCTTCCTTCTGCTCCCGGTATTTTAACAGATAAATAGTACGCTAATCCAGAGATTAAACAGTTATAAAACCTAAATGGAATAGCTTGCGTATTTACTCCGTTGCCAGCGTCATCAATTCTTTTTAGTCTCCAATATACAAATGTGTAATCTTCGGAGGAATCAGGCGCTGGATATAAATTAATTTGTGGAGGAACACTGCCAGATGGTTCTGTTGCTCCTGACCTTCTATCTATATAAACTTGTATTGGCCTGCCGGTTGCGTTTTTATTGGGAATGGTTGCGTATGTAGATACACTTATTCTAGTTACGCTTAAATCTTGTTGAGTAGAACCTGTCCCAGTTCTAATTACATGCTCTAATAAATCTATCGTGTCTGATGGTAAGTTGTAAGAGATGGTACCGGGGCTTAATGACACTGAGCCCTCTTCTATAGTCCATAAGTTTACACCGCGATTTGCCCATTCAATTGTTAATAAATTAAGCGACCTTCTAGCTGTTCTAAAATGATAACCGGTTCTAGCTTCTACCCCACATCTTTCAAAGGCTTCTTCTATTATCTCGTTAACATCTGGTGTAAAACTTGTTGTACCTGTTGTAGTCATTTCTTTTTAACACTATTTATATATTTTCTATACACTCCAGCGGCATCTCTTTTACCCATGACTCTGGCTCTTTGTTCCATTGCTATAGCGGCTTGTATCTTGTGAGCTTTAGACCTACCACTATTTCTAATCTTGCTTATACTTCTTACTGCATCTTCTTTTGTCGCAAACTTTAATCCTTTTATTGTACCCTTTGGGTTTTCATCCGTATATAAATCGGAGTGTTTTTTAGACCTTGCGGGTTGTCCTTTTTTTCTTGGTATTCTTGGCTTTGAGGATGGTTTTAACATTTGTTGGTTTACCTCCCGGATTCCCAGCCGCTCTTTTTCTCTGAACTGCTGATTTTATTTGTGAAGATGTCATTGTTTTTGCTTTTGCTCTTGGGACGCATTTCGGATAACCACGTTTGCTGGTCTTCGTTGATTTGCGTCCACAGGCTTGGTATTTTCCTTTTTTTTTAGGCGCACCTATATCAACCCAGTCACCTTTTTTACCTTTACCAAACCATTCTTTAAGAGACACTATCTATATCCTCCACCCCGTGCCTTATACGTTTTGACTAACCAACCATTAGCATAAGCTGATGGGTAAACATCAAATTTACGCTTTGCTTCAGCTTTGACTCTAGCGTATAAAGCTGGATTCGTTGGAGTTGCACCCTTTTTTTTCTTAGTCGTTTTTTTCTTAACAGACATTTGACTCTCCTTTATCTTTTTCCACCTATTCCCGCTGATGCGGTTCCCATTCCTATTGTACCACCCGGCCCTCCTCCTTTGCCACCTCCCATTGGGGCAGGTTGTCGCATTGGCTGTCCTCCTTTGCCACCGATTCCAAAAGGTTGATATGGCATTGGCGGTGTAGGAGGTTGATACTGCATGGGTTGAGGTTGGTACTGATTCATAAAGTTTTGAGAGTATGGATTGTATCCATAGTCAGCGTATCTGGGTCTCATAGCTATATTTTGTCTAGCTATCGCTCCTCTTAATTCGTAAGGATTAAGGTTTGTGCCTGATGACATTAATTGTTGAAAAGATTGTTGAGATGGGTCATATCCCATGTTTTGTCTATACAAATCTCTTAACCTGCCTCCGAATTCTCCTCCTTGGATTGCGGCTTGTCTAAAAGCTCTTGGGTCTCTAATTAAATCTGGTCTTACATTTCTGTAATAATCTAATCCAGCTTGCTCAGGGTCTCTTGCCAAAACTTGTCTATATGTTTGATAAACAGGGTCAGAGGCTTCAGCGGGCGCGTCTGGAGGTTGGGAGGGTGGAGTCCCATCGTCACCCGCCTCCGCCGTTACTTTTTTTTGTGCTTCAGTAAACTCTGTCAATCTTGGGGTATAACCCGGAACAGAAGTCATCTCTCCTCGTAAGGCTTGACTTTCTATTTCGTCTAGCTCAGAACCAAAACGATTGGCATGATAAGATATTTCTTCCTGCGAAGCTGGTCTTCCATATACATCAATATAAAGTTGGTTGATTGCTTCTGCACTCATGTTTAAACCATCCTGCCCTTTGTTCTACCTTTTCTAGCTACACCGTCAGCCCTAGCAGATACTCTTCCTCCACGAGCGCCACCCTTTGTACCACCTTTGGAAGCCATACCACCGCCACGCATTTTAACTGCACCGCCTTTGGCCATTCCTTTGGCAGTTTTCTTGCTTTTTATTCCGTCTATAGCGCCGCCAATGTTGTAACCTTTAGCCATACCGCCGCCGCGCATTTTTACTGTTCCGCCTTTAGCCATTACTGCACCGCCTTTTGTGCCGCCTTTAGCCATGCCGCCGCCCATCATCTTTTTAACAGCACCTCCTTTGCTAACGGCTCCGCCTTTTGTACCGCCTTTGGAAGCCCTGCCTCCGCCACGCATTTTAACCGTTCCTCCTTTGGCCATTTTACCTTTGCCGTCCATAGCAAATGTAGGAATCATTTTTCCTGTTTTTGGGTCTCTACTCATAGGCATCTTAGCCATCTTCATCTCCTTTGTATAGGTTGTTAAATGTTACCTCTGGGTCCATGTACGAGTCGTCTTGCTCGGCACAATGTGTATGTTGACTTGGTCTAAAATCAGGCGCTCCTTCACCCGTAACCCAAAGAGCAGGGCTTGTAACTCTGACTCTGTTGTTGGGAAGAGCAACCATGTTTCCGGCCCAAGGTCCATCTGTCAGCACCATAACGTGACTCTGTTTGTGCTGGGCTGGACAGTCTGCGATTTCGCTTTCGGTGAAGTCCACAGTAAAGAGATATCTCGATGTGTGGAACCCCCCGTCAATTTTGCATAACCACGGGCTTGGTTTACATCTGTTGAATGATATGATTGAGTGAGTGTGTGATGGACAGTCCCACGGCTGTGCGAGGTGGGTCTCCATTCTTTCCGGCCATTCATCCAATGGGATGTCCCCACATAAGGCTGTGATAGGCATTCTTGCCCACATGGCACCTCCGTGCGGATTACTTTCGCCTTCCTCTTCTTCACATCCTGTAAATATAATTTGGAAACTAAGGCATCTGTCCGGCATTGTCGTGACAGCAACCGCCAGTCCGTGTATAAACTCTCCGTGATATTTCTGATGTCCATGTGTAAACTCTTTTCTAATCCAAACTTTTGTATATGGAATGTTACTAATTAAATATGCCACCCTAAACCTCCTTTATCTCATCTTACACTTTGTCTTACCTTTAATTGCTATACCATCTGCTTTTTTTACAGCACCGCCTTGAGAAAACCTAAGTTTTCCTCTTTTCATAGCATCCTTAAAAGCATCTTTGAAGTCTAAATCTTTTAGCATTTGACCAGTTGTTCTGAAGTCGCTCCTCCTTGCATCTTGGAACATTGCTCCCGTGCCTCTTGTATTTCTAATATTTTTGCCGCTTCCCATCTTAGACTCAAGTCTTTTAGAGCGCAATTTTCCAACTTCTTTAGTCCCTCCTTCGCCCTTGGTGCCTCTTATATTTTTTTGGCTACCCATTTTTGGTAGAGGTCTTACAACTGTTTTTAAAACTCTTGCTTTCTTTTCAGGTTTTTTTTCTACAGGTTTTAAAGCTGATTTAGGTATATTTTTAGAACTACCCAACACAGGTTTTCTAGGTCTGCCAGAACTTCTTAAAGCCTTGGGGTCTATGTTTTTTGCACTACCCATGACTGGTTTTCTTCTAGCTTCTTCTGCTTTTGTCTTTGTAGAATATTTTTTACCTCGCCATGTAAATGTTTTTCTACCATCGTCTTTAAAATGTTTAAACGCTTTTGCAAATGACAAGTCATCTGTATCAGTCGCTCTTCTTGTACTTTTGTCTTTGACTCCTGAGAAAGCCGCATAGCTACTAGATTTCATTTTATTTACCCCAAAATATTTGTTGAATCATAATAATAAAAGCGGTCACAGCGCTACCCGCACCTGCCGCCCACATTAAAGTTTTCCATCCTCCTTTAGCTTCCGATAAAACTTTGTGTATGTCAGCCAAAGATTTTTTGATTTCTTCTATATCTTTTTTCATCTCTTCTACGTCAGAATGAAGATGCTTTATTTCGTTACCTTGAACGGCAACTTTGCTTTCAATCTCCACAGGTTTTCTTCCTCTACGTTTTCTTGGACTACCTTGTTTCTTATTGTTAAATATTTTTTGTATTTCCTCTTTTTCCATTAGCATTTCCACCTTCTTCTAGCTTGTCGTAAACGACTGTTTGGATTTTTAGCCGCTTTGGGAAATTTTTTCATTTGCCCTGCTGACCTTGCACAAAACGACTTGCGTCTCTTTGCATCTTTAGAACCTTTTTTGACTTTACCTGTTACAGCAGTTTTTAATTTAGAACCGGGGTTTGCTTTGCGATATGCGGCTACACCTTTTTTTGTCATGCCCGCGCCACTTTTTGTAGAACGAAAATTTCCTGACTTTACCGAAGTCTTGATTCCCATTCCTTTTCTTTTCGCAACCATTATTTTTCCAAAAAAGTTTAGGTTAAGCTTCTCCACCGCCTTCGTAGAACAATGTCACGCTAGTAACTGCGGCAGTGTTTCCATTTGTCATATGGATACCATCCGCAAATACAATTCCGTTTTGAGGAATAGTCACTCCCTGTACTCCTATTGCACTAGGTGCTGTTATTTGTAATAAAGTTGTTCCTGTAGAGGTAGCCCCATTACTAAACGTGAGGTCAGCACTAGCGCCATGAACATACTGTATACCTTGGAGTCTGGTTCGACCATCAATAACTTGACCTGTCTCTTTTTTAGTGACAGCTTTTACGTCGTCATTCATAGCCTACCCCTTATGAGTCAGTTACATCTAGATTGACGTTCTGTAGATATTTAACAGTCACATCAGCAATGCCTTCTGTTCCAGTTGCTGTGGCTACTGGATTGAATGTAGCGATTACTGTACGGTCAGTTGTTCCTATATTAATGGAAGCTGTAGCCATACCTGTGCTATATGTCAAAGCAGATGCTTTAGCGTTTGTTCCATTTAACAAAGCAGTTGTTGCTCCTGAAAATCCTACTGAGACCGTAGCCGCTGAAGGAGAGTTGGAAGCCTCCACAATGTTTAACATAACTTCTGTGATTTTAGAGTTTGCTGGAATAACACCAACTGTGGTTGTAGCTGTTGTGCCAGTAATATCAATTACTGCTGACTGAGCCATTAATACGAAACCAACGTTATTTACATCAGTTCCTACAGTTGTGCCTGTTGTGTCTTTGATTGTTCCAGATTTAACTGGACCTGAAAATGTCGTACTTGCCATTTTTATCTCCGTGTATTAGCACTCGTCATACAATCTCTAATACGTCTGCTAGGTCAGTATGTATGACTAATTAACCCTAGTTACTTTTTAATTACTTCTTGAATCCAATTAAAAGGTGCTTGTGATTGCTCAACCATTGCCTTTGCAACACTACAATTAATATCAATAGCTTGCTTTGTGTTTTGCGCTAATTGGTCTTGACAAGAATTTAAAAATTTAAAATATATATCCATGCCTTCTCTCAAAGAACGAAGGGGGCAAAGCCCCCCTCATCAAGTTTACGCTCCGGGTGAACCAAACATTCCCAATGGGTCAGAGAACCCGAAAGAATATCTTTCACGAGCCTTATAACGAACGTTACCTGTGTCAAAATCTCCCTCCATGGAAGTAGACATAGGTGTACGAATGAAGTGCTTAAGTCCGTTTGGAATATCCGTCGTTAGGAAATAAGCGTCTCCGTCAGTCAAGTAGTGGTTAACCGCATAACCTTCTGGAATAGCTCCTGTTGTTCTAAGAGCGTTGATATCGTTGTCAGCAGTTCCAGTTCTTAGGTCTGTTCGTAATATACGAGTAGCCACGAACATTAAATCTGGCGGGATAATCAACTTACGAGGTTTAGCCGCTATCAACAGTCCTCTTTCATCTGTCCACTTAGATATTTGAATAACGTGAGCCTCTAAAGAGGTTTCATTCAAATCAGTGGCAGTTGCCGGTCTGTTTGAGTTTGAACCACCTGATACCAATGGGTGAGCTGTAGAAAATAATGCTACACCATCACCGCCCGGAAATGCCGCGTCAAATCCTTGATTAAGGATATTAGCCGCCTTGACCTGTTTAGTGTATGCCATAGCACGAGCTAAAGCCTTGGTGTAACGAGCAGACAAAGAATCATAGAGGTTGTCCTCCATGGCTTCTTCTGTAATCGAAAAACCGAGAGCAACTGTCTCATGGTTATAGCGTGAAGTGTATGCTTCCTGAGCATTGTCAAACGCGATGGCTTCGCCTTCGTTTTTAACAGGTGCCGCAGAAAACCCGGATAGTTTCGTCTCCTCCTCGAAAGAACGCTCGGAAGTTTCTGTTTCAAAAAATTCTTTGTGCTCTTCGCCGTACTTTGCGTACTCAAGCCCATATAGAGCATTAAGTCCCGGAAGGAGTTCTTTAAGTAATTGCGCTCTTGAAATAGCCATTTAAAAATCTCCTTATACCGCTGTTGCGTCTTGATATGAATGAATTTCAAAATTCAACTTAACTAATACTTCAGGATACTCTCTGAATAAAATTGTTGAATCTGCCGGAATTGCTGTAACACTTCCCGGAACAGCGATAGCTGAATTTATTGTCACAGAGGTGGCTCCTGCCGCCGCCGCAACTGAAACAAAAGAAGCAGTTTGAATAACCTGCCCTCCTGAATCTAAATACGCTACATCGGTTCCGTGAGGAATAGCATTTGGTAACGCGGTACAAGTGATTGTTGTAGAGGAAGAGCTTCCTGTTACGGATGTAGTCTTCTTAGTGTCATCAACAACTCCCATGATTCTTACTGGAAATGCCGCTGTTGTTAGCGTATTTCCAATGTGGACAGCGTTTGCACTGTTTCCAGTGTTTCTGCTACCTGCATTGTTAAGCATTCTTTGGTTTTGACCAACTAATGCATGGTTACCTGAAGCTACGGTCGTTCCAGTAGAACAAACCACAGCTTTATACACAACATCAGGGTCATCAGAAACATAAGCCATGATGTCGCCGGCCTTTGTTCCAGATGGATAATATTGTGCAAATTGTTTTTGTTTTGTTGCTGGGTCTGTGTAAGTGCAACCCAAAAAGATACCGACCATTCCTGAGTCGTCAGCGTCGTTTGTTACCGCCTGATGTTCAACATTACCACGAACCAATTTAACAAAATCACCGTAAAAGATATCTGTTCTGTAGTCATATTGAATTGGTAACATACGGGTAGAACCCGCGAACGGAACGCCTCCAACGAGGTTAATCGGCTTTAGTCCATAAGGACTGCTTACTGTAGGATAAGCCATTCTTTTTCTCCGTTATTTATCCTCTACTGCCTTTGGTAGTGGTTGATTTCTTTTCACTAAACATTGGCATACGAGGGTCATTTTGTCTATATAGATTAGCGTCCACGGCGGCCTGCTGGTCTGATGTTTTCTTAGCTATATATTCTTTTTTAGCTTGTAACAAACCTTTAGGTGCCCTGTGAAGCATTAACCCACCAATTTCAACTTCATTTCCAGTGTTTCCCCATGAGGGGATTTCCGGATGGTCTTCTTTTTTGCAAGGAACGTATCCTTGTGACCTTTTCTTCATAACGTTTCTTACATCATCTTGCCCCATAACAGAGGTTCTTACATATAAGAATTCGTCATCACCATTAGGTGTTGGGTTTGGCAGTACGTCATCACTGAAATCTTTTATATTGTATTTTGTTTGGCTCATTTCACGAGTTTGTGATTCACGGTTTTCACGATTGTTTCTATTACCCATTAGCTTGCTCCTTCATAATTTGTTCTGCATATTTTTCAATAGGTACTCCAAGACGTTTGGCAATGGATACCTGAGTTTTAGTTAATCTAACTTTATTAGAACCAGTCGTTCTTGATGCTGGAGCAACTACGTTGGCGGGCTTTTTCCCGAATTTGTTTGGAAATTCTTCACGCATACGGGCATCTATCTGGCTATAATATTCTTCTGAACCAGAAGGAACCCCACGCTTAATTAATTCATCGTGAATTCCGAAGGCGGCACCTCTCATAACTGCGTCGGTCTCAAACCAACGATTTTCAGTAACCCACTGACGGGTGCGTTCGTCAGGTACTACTTGTTGTTGTACACTATTTTGAGTTTCTTGTAAAGGTTTTTGATGAACAGGTTCATAGGTTTCTACCTCTCTTTGTTCAACTGTAAACCTAGCTAATTTCTTCTGAGCCTCCAGCATTTTATCTGGCTCTCCCGCTTCATAAGCATCTTTGTATTCTTTTTCCGCTTGTGCGAGTTCGGCCCCGACTCTATTCTTGTGACTCTCAAGAAGAACGGTTTCACCTTTAGATAGTTTTTCTTGCAAAGCTTTGTTTTGTTCTGCAACTTTTTGTGCATAATTCATAGCCTCCTGTTGCTCTCTCATAAAACGCTCTTTATCTCTTCTTTCGTCGTGATACGCACGTTTTAATTGATTGATTCTTTTTTGAACATTCCCACTGTATGTAGAAATTTCATCTTCCGGTATATCAACATCTCCCAGATGTTTTTTGCCTTTATCCTCCTCTGGGGTATCGTCTACTATCTCTACCTCCTCTTCGGATACTTCTTCTTCTATCTCGTAGTTTTTTTCTTGCTCTGACATTTTTTCTCCTTTATGCGCGAGTTATTCCTCGTGGGTCAGCGACAACACCTTCTACAGCGTCATCGTTAATTAATCTAAATTCCTGCTCACCATCTTCTGTTTGCACCAAAAATCTAGTTCCGGTATAGGCTCTCATTATTATGAAATCACCTTCCTTGCACCATGGTCCAGTCAAAAACTTTTCTTCATCCTTATAGGCTAGGTCTCCAATTTTTGTAACTAACCCGATTATAGAGGCCGTCTCTTCTGCTTTTTTGTGCGAGTCAGCTCGTATAATCTTTGTGTTCTCAAATTTATCATCTAGCTTTGGTATAGCTATAAGAATTTTGTAGCCTCTTGGTTCAGGCATTTTTAAATTATCACTCATCCGGTAAATCCTCCAGTAACCTAATTACACGTTGCAACCCTTTTATTTCACCAACTCCTAGAAGGTAAACTTCTCTATCTACAGGTTTGTGAATTAAAGAGTCTCCGATTCTTTTAATCTCCTCCTTTGCTTGACTCAATATCAGCTCTCTCAAGTCCAATTCTTACTCCCTCCTTAAAGTCTTGTTTCTCTTCCCTTTCCTTGTCTTGTTGCATTTTTTGCTCTGCCTCTACACTGTCAAGCGCAATCTTTGCTCCTTCAATTTCTGCCTGAGTGTCGATTCGCTTGTTTTCTCTTTCATCCTTTGCCACCGCTTCTTGAGATTTAAGATTGAGCTCTGCTTCATCCATAGCTTTATCATGCTGGAATCTAGCTTGTTTAAGCTCCAGTTCGGCTTTTTGCATTTGAATAACAGGGTCTTGCGCTTGTTGTTGTGCTTGTTGTTGTTGTGCCTCTGCCTGTCCTTTCTGTAACAGTTTGTCAGAAGCCATAGCAACTACTCTGGACAACTCGACTTCCACATCCTCTGGTAACTTCTCATCTACCGGAGGCAATGGAACACCCATCATCTTCTCTATTTCAACTCTATATTGGAAAGCTACGTGCTCTGCGATATGCGCCTGCACTGCCGCTTGTATCGCTCCTGCATTTGGACTTTGACCGACCATCTCCCTTATTTTCGGGTCTTGAGCCATGTTCATATGAGTCTTTATATGGGCTTCATGGTCTTGGTATTGAAATGCTTTTGTTGGTTTGCTTTTCAGTAAATTCATGTTTTCTGATATAGGGTCCATAGGTTTAAAGTCATCTTCTAAAGGAACAATCTTTTGAACCTCTTTGATTCCTAAAACCTCTAGCATTTGTCTATGTAACAAAGGTAGGTCATAAATATCTGGGGCTCCCTGAGCCAACTGTAAAGCGGCCTGATACTGAACCACTCTTTGCGCCATTGTTGAAGCATTGGGGTCAGATACGGGTATAACTTCCACTAAATCATAGTCAGACATTTTTGCCATTTGCGGTCCATCAACCTCATAGTTATAAACTGGTGGGGTGTAGTCCCGGATAATTATTGAAAGAAGTTTAAACTCTTTTCGCATTGCATTATGCACTCGCGCCTGCACGGCTGACATAACTTTCAATGTTCGCTCTAGGATTGCTAGAGTAGTGCCTACAGGGGTCTGCCCTGACATATCTGCGACTTTTAAGTCGGCTACTGATGCAAATCTTCTGCCCTCTTCAATAATCTGATTTAGCAAATTATAAAGGGTGCCTGAAGGTTCTTTGTACGGCAGGGGCACGATAGATTCTTTTATCGTAATTCCTGTTACATCGACATCTCTAAATTCACCCGGAGCGATTGGAGTGTCATCTCCTTTGACTCTTAAGTCTTTGGACTTAAATCCGCCCGGTAAATTAGACAAGGTTCCTGCGTCTACCAACTGTCGTAGAATAGACGTTGCTGATTCTGCAAATCCACCTACTAAGTGAATAAGTCCGAAACCATAAAATCCAAAGCCCGGAACATAGGTGTAGTGGACAAAGTGCATTCTTTTCTTTTTGACTGGGTCTTCTTCTAAATAATTTCTACGGATACCCAGTATTTCTCCGGTAGATAGCATTGTAACCACATAAGGTAGAGCTATTTGTGTTTTCTGGCCGTCTTTTGTATCTTCAAACCCTGCTAAATCTAATTCGCAATGGCACTCAAAAATGGTGTATCTTTCATCTTTAACTGCCGAATACCCAGTCTCTTGGTCTTGACTTTTTTCAATTGTTGTTGGATTTTTCTCTGGGTCAGGTAAATCTATATCCATGTAGAATCCCATGGACATTAGCTTTCGCAGTTCGTTTTCTGTCTTCTTCATCCTGTGAGTTATACGAGGAGAAGACTCTAGGTCTGAAGCTCCGTAAGGAACAATCAAATCCTCTGCTGGCACAAACATTGATATTTGCCTGTTTAAACTTGGGTCAAAGTACACTTTCTTGAAAGCTGAACCGGCAATCGGCAAAGACCAAAGCAATCTTTCATGCTCCGTTCTATACTCTGGCATTTTTTCTGTTAACTCATAGTTCATGCTCTCCTGAACACGATTCGCCGCTTCCTGCTTTTCCACGTTTAATTTTCCAACTATCTGCGTTTTCACAGGACCGGATGCAGGAAAGGTAGATAATATAGTTTCTGACTGAAACTTTACAACTGCCTCAGACAATACAGGATGGAACACGCCGCAGGCTCCGTCCCATGGCTCTGTTCTTTCTTCTATTTTTAGTCCGAGAAGTTTTATTCCATCAGAATACGTTCTTTCCCATTCCTTTCGAGAATCAATATCTGTCTTAATATGTGAAAGTATCTCGTCTGATACTTCTTCAAGTTCACCCATTTCCATGGACTCAGCGAGGTTTTCTTCAAAGGTTACAGGTTTTACTTCAACCTCAACTTCGATTTCTTCCTCTTCTGGGTTAATCTCGATTTCGATGTCCATTTCCGCTGGAACAAGCGGTTCAAGTGGTTTTTCTATACTCATTAGTAGTACTTAGCCCTTCTTCTGTAAAAAGTTGACTCTGGTTCATCTGTAGGAATCTTAATAAAACCACCCTGTCTAAATCTGAGTAATGCTTGACTTGTAGAGTCTACCAAGTCGTCGTGGTCTCCATTCGGAAATGAAGCCACTTCTTCTACAACTTCTTCTGCCCATCGTTTGTCAGGTGCCCATACCAGACCAGATGCAAATAAATCTGAAATAGCGTTTATACGAGCTATCTTATCTGAACCTTTTGAAGGTGTATATTCAGAAATCGGTATTCCTGTCTTTCTCATTTCATAAATTAGTGGGGCACCTGCCGCTTTTTTCTCCACAATCAACGTATCTGGTTGCCATTGGTCATAAAATTCATACGCCGTTTGCTTTAATTCTGGAAACTCCATCCTATCCTTGTAAGCATCCAGAAGAATTAGATTTGCTACCTCATCACCATTGTCATTTGGTTTATAAAATATACCCCATGTCGTACAGGCAGAGTAATCTGCCCGATTATGCTTCTCAAAGGCGGTATCCCACGACTGAATGATGTAATCACAAGGTGGGGGGTTGTCTTTTTCCCAAGTTTGCCACATATCGCGCTTGATAATCGCTCCTTCCTCTGAGGTGGGGTTTTGTTGGTACTGCGCTTCCCATTTGGACACGGGGATTTCTGCTTTAATTGATTCAAGTTCTTCTGCTTTCCAAAATTCAGGCCACAAAGGCTTGCCGGACGGCATAATCGCAGGCAGTTCTATCACTTCCCACTCATCTGAATCACGTTTAATCGAATTTTGTATAATCTGCCCGGTTAAATCTTTCTTTGACCACCGCGTCATCACGACAACTATCGAACCTCCGGGCTGTAGACGTTGTCGGGGGCCAGATGAATACCACTCATACACCCTTTCATACACCTGTGGAGAGCCCATCATGGCTTCTTGCTCTGAATGTGGGTCATCTATTATCAAAACATCAGCACCTTTACCAGTGACCGCTCCTCCGACACCAATAGCGAAATAATCACCGCCTTTATCAGTGTTCCATCTACCTGCCGCTTTTGAATCTGCCGATAATTTTAAATCAAATATCTTTTGGAAGTCAGGAGAGTTCACAAGGTTCCTAACTTTTCTTCCAAATCCCACTGCAAGCTCCGCTGTGTGCGCTGTTTGAATAATTTTTTTCTCCGGATACTTACCTAAATACCACGCCGGAAACAAATAACTCGCAAATTCTGATTTTGTGTGCCGGGGCGGCATGTTTATAATCAACCTTTTCAAATCTCCGTTAGCAACTCTCTCAAAAGCATCTGCCATAACCTTATGATGTGACCCTCCTATAAACGCAGACCACATCTCTTGTACAAAAGGTAAGAAAGAATCTCTACAAGTCTCTGTCTTATGGGCTTGTAACACCTGCCACACCTTTTCTATCTCCGGAGACCCACTAGGTAACGTATCTATAACCTTAAGATACCTTTTTACCTCTGCCCTAGTTAACAAATTACCCACGATTCAACACCTTCAGAGTCCTAGATTGCAAAGGAATCATCCTGACATACCGCTCATTTTGTAATCTGTGAACAATTCTATGGATGTTACTTCTACTTTTCATGTTTAAACCTTCTGCAATCTCTCTTAAACAAGGAGGGTACCCCTTTATCCTGATAAAAGCTTCTATAAAATCTAAAACTAACTGTTGTCTTTCGGTCAATGTTGCCAATTAGAGTCCTCAAAACTGTTTACCTAGTAAAATATTGTAATTGAATGTGCAAATTAGTCTGTATAGTACACGTACGTGGCTGTGGCTATGCGTGGGGGTGGGGGTGCGTGGGGGTCTTGACACTCGCATTTTGCTTTAGCCCTAGTGCGTGTTTAAACTTTTATTATCAAACGTGCTTAACACTGACTCAAGTTCGTGCTTAAGTTTCTCCGGTGATACTTTCTGCGTTATCTCCTGCCTATCAATAAACAATCCTGATGCCTTGCCCAACATTTCCAGAGCCCTAACTTGAACGTGCTCATTTTTGCTTTCTGTCGCGTGCTTAAACAACCGCTCAACAACAGTCTTCCTTAGTTGGTTGCTGTCCTCAAGGTTGCACTCTTGCTGTCTCTCAAATTGTTTGTCTAATTCTCTACGAATAGCCGGTTGTCGTGTGAGTTTGTTCGCAGTGCTTTGTATACTCTTCTCCTTAGTGTTCGGTGATACATCATATGCTTTACGGTATGAATCGCTTGGGGAATGTCCCTGACATATTAGAGATACAAAAGCTTTTTGTTTTTCTGTGAGTCTTTTGGCAGGACGTTTGTAACCTATTGGCTCACCATTCTTTTTAGTAGCTGGTTCTATATTCTTTATATTGTGTTCTAGTTCTTCTTTGGTCATATCAGTCTGCCCTGCTTCGCAGTTGTTTCCCAGTTTTATGCGAACAAAAGGCGTCAATTATTTTTAACATTACCGGCTATTTTGAACCCTAGTTGAGCACATTGCAATGTTTAAACGCTAAAAAAAGTACATTTGGAAGTACTGTAGAGATATATAGGCGAATTCGCGTGACTGTCATCAAAACAATTTCGTGACCCAAAGTAAACACTTTTGCAGAAATGCAGTCAGGGCTCTCTATTCAAGCCTGAAGTTGTATGTGGATAACTTGGTCAATCCATATTTAGTAGTCAAGCATATATGTTTGTACTAGATATAGTAATTTTACTGGTCAATAACTATCCAATATTGGGCTCCAAAGCTTGAATTATTTTGACTTATCCACAGTTTAAACAAACTTTATTCCTGATATTTCTGGTGTTTGATTGATTACTACATGACACTAATTAAAAAGGGGAAAGCTTATGAATGAGTCGCCATTTAATATCTGGGATTTTCTACTGGTTGTTATTTATGTAGTTTGCGG